TTAAGAATCCTGGTGTTGGTCTATGAAGCCATACATCAGCTCTTGTTTCTTTTCAAAATCCCTCGCCATCAGAACTATAACCTTTGCCGATTCATCCAAAGTTCCTTCTACGAACTCTTTTACTTTGAGATTCTTGAAGTATTCGAATCGTCCTGCTGCTCTAATTAGTGCTACCAAGCGATTGATGGTCGGATTCTCAGAAATGAATAAAGCAAAATCCAAAATCAATGAGCGCGCCTGTGGAGTCCATTTTTCAAGTATCGCTGTCTCTGCATTGTGCGCGAACTGCTTTTCAATGATGCCCCAAGCCACGGCCTCAATAATTCTAGCTGTTTCATTAATTTTCATATTCTCTTTCCTCCTTCGGGTCTTGGGATCTGTTGACACCTCCATTCTGAGCCCGAAGGAGGCTCTTTTCAAGCAACCATTTTGTGGAGGTCCCTCATGCTCATAGGACTACTTCAGCGTTTTCAGTATGTGCGCGATATCATGGGCGAGCTCGCGGAGCGGAAACACGAAGCGGAAATCATGAGGACAGCGCTCGCCGAGCGCCGCCGAGAGACGGATCTATTTCAGAAAGTGATCGATACCATGGCATCCACTCGAGATGTCCTCGTTGAATATATCAGCGATCTCCGTGCGGAACGGGAGCAGCCTCGAGCTGAAATTGTGGAGTTCCAGACCCGGCTTTCTGAGGCGGGAAAATGAAGCTGGTTCGGGCATCGGTGATCGCCCAAGCCCTCGGCATCGCCCGTCAAAATGTCTGGAAGCGAGCGAAAGCCGAGCATTGGGTTTATCAGGGAACATCACGCGGCCACCAGTATGACTTTGGCTCGCTCCCGATTGAGTTGCAGCTCAAGATCTCACAATTGATTCCGCCTGAGAGGCCGACATCCATGGACAAGTGGCCGCAGAGGCCCGCGCTGGATATGGATGTGGCTTTGAAGGCCGCCACGGAGCACGAGCGCGATGTCCTTTTCTGCCGCGCCGTGATGATCTCCGAGTACGAGATCTCGAACCTCAATGTGTCCGCGTTCCTTGCACATTACAACGAAGGGTGCATTCCCAATCTTGTCGAGGTCTTCGAAAAGATTGGGCGTGTATCTCAGGCGACATTCTATCGGTGGTTGAAAAACCAACGCCGCAATGGAACGGCCGCGATCATCCCGCAATATCAGCGCAGGAATGCAACGCGCACCGGCTCCGGGCTCACAATTATGGAAAAGGGGTTCCTGGAGTATTGGTATTGCAACCCGGAGAAGCCCTCAATTCATAGCTGTTGGCAAACGTTGATCCAACAACCCGGATGCATCGTCACCTATGCCGCGGCCAAGGGATATTTGCAGTCTCTCCCCAGGGTCTATACCGACAGCTTCCGCCTTGGCACAAGCAAGTGGGACAATAAATATCAACCGCACATCGATCGGGACCCCACGCTCTATGCCGCGATGCAGCAGGTGGTCTCGGATCACCACAACTTCGACTTCCTTGTTGAGAAGGATGGCCGGCTTTTCCGCCCTTGGATAACGGTCATCCAGGATTATAGGAGCGGTAAAGTCCTCAGCTGGTGCCCATCGATTTACCCCTCGAGTATTTCGATTGCCGTTGCCTTGTACCGCATGATTGTCGCCTACGGTGCGGGGGAAGCTTTCCATTGCGATAACGGCAAGGATTATCGAAGCCATATCTTCAACGGCCAGACCAAGAAAATGAAGGTAATCGACCAGAAGGGAATCGAGCGCGAAGCCCTGCTTCGGCTGCGCGGAGCGATCGAGATTTGTGGGATGAAGACCATTTTCGCCCGTCCTTATAGCGGCCGTTCCAAGGGGCGCCTGGAACGTATGTTCCGCTTCTGGGCGGAGTATGTCTCCAAAAGGTCCGGGTCCTGGTTGGGATCGAATACCGTCGAACGTCCCGAGGACGCTCAACTCTATTGGAGATCCATAAAAGGCAAGGCCAAACGTACGGAAGGGATCCTCACATGGGACGGCTATATGCAGATCATGGAGGTGTGGCCTGTATGGGTAAACGCCAACTGGCGTGGCGAAGGCAAAGGGATGGAAGGGCAGACGCCGGATGAAGTATTCGAAGCGACCAGGCTTCCAATGAAGGAAATATCAAAGGATACCCTGGAGATGGCATTCAGCCGCGCGGAAGTACGCCGGGTCCGCGGCAATTGTATCGAGATAGAGAAGATCGGCTACTGGGCTCCCGAGCTCTATCAATACTCCGGCCAGGATCTTATTGTCCGCCGCGCACTGGGATGTACGGATTACGTGGTCGTCATGCAGCAGAGCGGGCAATTCATCTGCCGGGCGGTTGGCAGCTGGTTCCGGGAGACTGAGGAACTGGCTGTTGTGAACGAGCGGGTTGCCCTCGCCAAACGCGCCAACCTCCAGGTGCTCTCAACTATGGGCGTCGGCCGTATCGAGCCACCTATAGGTTCCCGGTCGCTCATTGAGATCGCTCTCCGGGATCAGTCTAAGATGATCCCTTCCTCATCAAATGAAAAAATCCTGCCCGCTAATGAACCCGAAGAACTTGCGCCGCGCAAGTCACGGTTGATAAGCCCGCTTGATGTTGGGCTGAACCAAAACGAGGAGGAGGACTGAATGGAGTTTCGAAAGGAGCTGGGGGAGTTTCTCAAGAAAACAGGGCTCAGTCAAAGGGCCGCTGGGGAAGGGGCCGGATACACCGGGAGCGTGGTCTCCCAGTATCTCGCCGGAATCTACGCCGGGAACACCGACGAGGTGGAGGGCGCGCTCCATACCTGGATGGCGCGGGAGCAGAAGCGGCGCGCACGGAAGCGCATTCCCATCGCCCGGACGGATACGCTGACCAGGATCATCAATGCCGTGAACATCGCCCACGAGGAGATGGACATCGCGGTCATCGTGGGTGAGACCGGGACCGGGAAGACTACCGCGGTGAGGAAGTACGTGGAGGAGGATCCCCATGGCGCGGTGCTCATCGAAGTGGACAAGTCCATGACGGCCTTCGCCTTCATCCAGGAGCTCGCGGAGGCGATCCGCGTGGACCGGCGCGGGAATCTCGCAGACCTGACCAAGCGGGTATGCGCGGCGCTTCGGGATCGGGACCTGGTGGTGATCGTCGATGAGGCGGACTACCTCAATGACGGCGCCATGGAGCTCGCACGCCGGGTGGTGAATGACAAGGGGCAGAGCGGCCTGGTCCTTGTGGGGCTCCCGAGGTTGGTCTTTCGGTTGAAGAACCTCAAGAACGATCATCAGCAGCTCGCCAGCCGGGTGGGAGTACTCCTGGAAGTGGACGGACTGAAGAGATCGGACGCCAAGGCAATCATCGCGTCGGTCTGGCCGGAAATCGATAAGGAAGTTGCGGAAGGCTTCTTCAAAGCCGCGGGGGCAAGCGTCCGGCATCTGTGCAAGCTGGTCGACCGGGCCTGGCGCACGGTGCTGGCCAATGGATCGAGCCTTCCGGATCTGGAAACCGTCCAGGTGGCCGGGGCGCTCATCCTGAAATAGCGGAGAGGATCATGGGGAGCCTGGTACATCAATCAGAGACGAAAATCAAGCAGCTCTATCAGCAGATGGAAGGTATCAAAGATGAGATGCGGGGGCTTTATCGGAAGAGTGCCCCGATCATCTTTGAGATCGGGAAGCTTCTCGCGGAAGCGAAGAAAACCCTTGATCATGGGGACTTCATTCCATGGGTGGAGCAGAGCCTGCCCTTCGACATTCGAACCGCCCAGCAGTATATGAAGATATACAGGTTCTTTTCCAAATACGAATCCGTTTCGTATTTGGAAAAGCTCACGGTGAGCGATCTCTTCATCACCGCAGGGGTCAGGAAGTTGCTTCCGACCCCAGAAAAGCCCGGGGAACTCAAGGTTGCAGGTGGAGAGCCGCAGGAAGATGCCCCCGATCTCTTCTATAAAGGGAAGCCGCTGGCGGATGATCCGCCCCAGTATCACGCGGTGGATTTCATTGGCAGCAGGCTCTACATGCAGCGCCGGGGGGCGGGATGTCCCAAGCATATCGGCGATCTATACCTCGCCGTCCCCCCGGGTCTCCCCGAGGAAAACTTTCTGGAGCTCCAGAAGAATATCCGCATCGCTATGGAGATTTTCTACCGCCACATAGAAGAAGCGGAGGATGCGGGCCTGGTCCAGCCCCCACGCGGCGCGGTGAGCTTCAAACAGCAGATCAGGCGGGGGCGAAAGACACGGCAAAGAGACGTTATCGACGTAACGCCGCGTGAGGGCGGCGCGGGAAAGCCGGCAGCCGCCGGCAAGGAGGAGTGAGATGGAAATGAAACTGACCCAGGATGGCTTTGAAAAGATCGAGAAGAACATCGATCTGATTCTCGGCCACGTCACCGACGGGATCACGGATCCCCTAAAAACGAGGGATGCCTTAAGCGAGATTCGATGCGGGCTTTTCAATCTGAAGAACCTGCTTCGAACCGTGATCATTCTCGAGCCGGGCGCCCGCGAAAAGCTGCTGGATGGCATCGCCGCCCTTGAGGAAGGAGGCGGCTATGTCCAGCCGGTATAAACCCCAAGTGGGCAAGCTGGAGAGCCTCGAGGAAGTGAACCTCAAGCTCAAGGAAATAGGGCTCCTGGAGCGCGAGATCGAGCAGCTCGACGGAGATGCGCAGAAGGAGATCACGGAGATCAAGGCGAAGGCGGCAAGGAAGGGCGCGCCGCTCAGGGCTCGGATCATCGAGGCCTCCGCGCAGATCTCCGCTTTCGCCCAGTACAACAAGGTGGAGATGTTCAAGGACAAGAAGAGCATAGAGCTCTCCTTCGGGATCTTCGGCTTCAGGAAAAGTACTGCCATCCGAGTGAAGAAGACCACCGTGGAGCTCCTGCGGAAGCTGAAGCTCGGTCGTTTCATTCGCGTGAAGGAAGAGCCGGACAAGGAAGCCCTGGCGGAGCTCGATGACGAGACCCTGGCGCAAGTGGATGCCGTGCGCAAGGTCAAGGACGAGTTCTTCTGCCAGGCGAACCGCGAGGAGGTGAACAAGGACCTCCTGGCGGCGGGAATGTGAATCCTCAAAAACGGCGATGACCATGAGAACGGCGGGCAGTGGAGAGAAGGAAGTGGAGCCGGGCGCCATGGAAGAACCCTGCTTGAGTGGGGATGGGGCACGTCCCGGGGGCCGCAGGTTCGCCCTAAAAACTCGAGAGAACAGCCGTGACAGCCGGGAGAGACCGGCATATGGGGCCGCCGCACGCGATTCATCAACGCGGGGGCGCGACGGCGAGAAGCACGACTTCTCAATGCCTGGGAGGTTCGAATCCTTCCGGCCCCAACGTGGGAGGCCAGGTGGGTGGAGTGCTCATAAACTCTCCGCGCGGGTTCAATTCCCGCCCTTCCCCGAAACCGCCCCGTCCATTCCGCGGTCCACCGCGGAGCGGAGTCCACTCCGCCGGGGCGGTTTATATATAGAAGAAAACATCGGCGTTGCCGGTGGGGAAATGCCCCACGGTGTTACGGCCCGGGGGAACGAAGCGCCGCCTGGAGGGTGGGAGGGCCAAGGCCGAAAGAGAAGCCGGCCGGTAGGGTTGCGCAGTAGGGCGCGGTGAGAGGGGCGGGAAACAGGGAAGAACTGGGGGGGCCGCCCCGGCGCGCTTCGGTCAGAGGAGGAAGGCATGGTAGCAACCCGTAGCGAGATGCTCGAGGAGCTGCTCGGACTTGAATGCAGGTGCGGCAACACGAAAAGGAGCGGCATGTCCTTCTGTCGGCGCTGCTTCCTTTTGCTCCCCCGCAAACTGAAGCATGACCTCTACAAGCTGATGGGAAACGGCTACGAGGGAGCCTATCGCGATTCAGTTGCTTGCCTGATCAAGGAAACCACATGAAAGAAAGAATCAATCGGGCGCCGCTGGGATCCCGGATACATGCGGTTCCCGCCGGCATCTCCGCAAGCCGCTGTAGTTTCTGCGGTCTCACCATCTATTGGGTGGTGACCAAGAATAAGAAGAACATGCCACTGGATGCGGACGGCCGGTATCACCGCTGCGCGAAAAAGAGCCGGTGAGGAGGATCGAGTTCATGGCTCCCCGGACCTGGACCAGGATCATCCACGTGGCAAAAACGAAATGCGGGCTGGACGATGAAGCCTACCGCGCGCTCCTGCAGGGGGCGGCGGGGGTGGAGTCCTCATCGGATATTTCGAGCCAGGAACAATTCGCCTCGGTGATGAGCTGCTTCAAGCGCCTTGGTTTTGTATCCAAGGGCCGGGTAGGTAGACGATGGCCATGTACCTGGTCCCAGCAGAAAAAGATCCTAGTCCTCTGGAAGCTGGCCGCCCGGCATCCTACGGAACCGGCTCTCGAGGCGTTCGTGCGGAGGATCGTGAACATCGAGAGTATGGATTGGCTGAACAACCGCCTTGCGCAGCGCGTCATCATCGCCCTTTCTTCCCTGGCCCGCCAGGCGGGCTATGACCCGGAGACGGGAAGGAAGCTCCCCATCGTGGAGGCTGCCGGATGATGCTTCTCACGGTGAGAGAGGCGGCTGCGGCCCTCAACTGCTCGACGGCCCACATCTATTACCTGCTCGCCATGGGGAGGCTCGAGGGCATTCAAATCGGCCAGGCATGGAGGATCAATTGTCTTTCGGTGGAGGAGTATGCTCGATCAGAATACATTGAAGGACTTTATGGACACCCTGCCGCCCATCCTGGACATCGGGGATATCGCAAGGCTCTTGAGGGTGACGCGGCTCACGGTCATCCGGGAGATCTGGCGGGGGAGACTCGCCGCCTACAAGATGCAGGAGCAAAGCCGGCCATGGAACATCCTAAGAGAAGATCTCATAGCGTATCTTCAGACCAACTCGAATTTGTGATGGATGGCATTGCATGATGGCACACGTTCCACAATGGGTGCGGGATACTTCCATGGAGGCCTACCGGGAACTCAAGGAATCCGGGGGATTCGGGCAGCTCCAGGCCAGGGTGGCGTATCTTATCGCGACCAACCCGGACAGCACGGACCGCGAGCTCTCCGCGCTTTACGCCGAGCTGTGGCACGAGACGGATCCGAATGTGGTGCGGCCCCGCCGGCATGAGCTTTTCGAGCAGGGATGGGTGGAAGAATCCGGCCGTAGGATCTGTCGGATCTCCGGGCGTGTGGCGATCACGTGGCGCCTGCGGATCAATACCGATCAGCACGAGCTGCTGTTTTAGGAGGAAGGGATGGCGTGGGAATTGGTAGCGGAACAGGTCCGGGCGTTTGTCCCTCATATTTTATCGGTGATCGAGATCTTGATTCTCTGTGGGATCACGGCGATTGTGGCCCGCGCGATCGAGAATCGGAAATGGAAAGAGAAGATCTATTACCATCTGCCGGATCTCGCGCGCCAGAAGATCGCCGGGGCGGAAGCGGAGCGGGATTATTGGATTGCGGAAGCGAAGCGGCTTGAATCGCAGAATGAGAAGCTCACGGTAGCCGTCCGGGGCGCCCGGGCATGCCTGAATCTATCCATTCATGTGGAGGCAGACCGATGAACAGATACGAACGCGGCGTGCTCCTGCCCCATGAGAAATCGCTTCTCGATATACAGCGCGACGCAGAGAAGCTCGCGGATGTCCGCCGGTGGATCGCCGGTATCTCCGATGGAAGTGCGTGTATTCAGGAATGCACCCGGCAGTTCGCCTCCGATACGATTGCGTTCCTCGTGGGCTACATCGACAGGATGAACAGCTCCCCGGGGAGCTTGAAAAGGCTTGTGGAGGAGAACATCAATCTGCGCACCGAATGCAAGAGGCTGTGGAAGCTTGAAGCCGCATACAGACGTATGCGGCGGCAGCCGGAGCTTCCGGCGCGGCTGAACGCGCCGGCGTAATTTCTCTTGACGGGACCCCGCCGCGGCGCTACTATGATGGCGTCACGATCTATAGCGGGTTGCCCGCGCCGTCACAAGCGGCATTTCTTGTTTTTGGGCAATAAACCCGAGAGTCCGCGTTCCGTGAGGGCGCGGCGGCCCCTATAGAGCCGTGACAACTCTCGGGCCTTTTTTTGTCCCGGGGTCAAAACTCTATAGGAGGTGTCAGATGGACACAGGTCAAGCAGAAGGGGTGCCGGTCGCGATCCGGCACATGGAAAATGGCGAATGGGTGGATGCGCGTGAGCTGCATGCCGCCCTCGGTGTAGGCCGCGAGTTCCCTACCTGGATAAAGGGACGTATCGAGGAATGTGGATTCCTTGAGGGGTTCGATTACCACCCCGCCAAATCGGGCGGATTTTCCGCCGGATCTGGCGGAAAATCCAGCCGCGGGCGCCCAAGAGATGTCTATCTTCTCACTCTCGACATGGCCAAAGAGCTCTGCATGCTCGAAAAAAATGAGATGGGCCGGAAGATCAGGACCTATTTCATCAAAGCCGAGCAGGCCGCCAGGTCCTATGCGTCGGCGTTCTCCAGCATTTCTTTGGTCAATCTTCAACGCGCGGCGATCTGTAATGAGTTTTGCAACACCCCGCTTCGGGTCAACACAGTGGAGCATCTTCTCTATTACGGATCTATGAAGCCGCCGCTGCGCAACACGGACATCGCCAAGCTCTTGGGAATATCGTCACCTTCGGTGTGCCATTACATGCAGGTAGTGCGCCCAATCATGGCGGCGACCAGGCCCGAGGAGATCGTCCAAATAATCCAGAGGAGACAGGAGGAAAGAGGGACCAAGATTGTTGAAAGAGCCCTTGGCCTGGGACCTATTCTTTCCATGTTTGATAAGTTCTTGGAACCGAATCCCAACTTTCCGGCCTCCGGTAAGCCGAAAGGGGGCACTCCGTGAGCTCCACCGATAAGATCGATCAGATGGAGCGGGCCGTGATGGAGATGGATGCGGTGGTGGATCTGATGGCCACCGCGGATATCCGGCAGCTCAAGAAGGAGACCCTGGGAAATATTTCCTGGCTCTTCGATGACCTGCTGGATGATTTTCGAAAGGGCTTTCACGATTGAAAAAGTGATCTGAAATATTCCCCAAAAGGAACGCGGATTATTCCTAAGCCCCGGGAGACCGGGGCTTTTTCTTTCTTCGCGTGCTGATCCGATTTAGAGCGCACCGTATCCCCCCGCTTTACAGTAGCAGCATATCGCCGAGGAGGCCGAAGGCATGATTTTCTGTACCCGTCTCTGGAACGATAAGTCCTGTTACTACGTTCAGACCAACAATCCGACCGAGGAGCTTGGGCGGAAGCTTCGCGAGGAGCTGGCTGATGAGCTGGAAAAGATCGGTGTCGCAGAAGACATCATCAAGGCCGCGCACGTCCGATCTGCCCTGCAGAGCTGCGGTCCCGAGGCGGCCGTGGGGTGCCTGGCCGTACTCGGACATCCCACGAATGTCTATACGCCGGGGATCTATCAGCCTCAGCCCGGCGAGATCCTCATGGACTGGTTCCATGAGGAGAGGAACTATTCCGCCATGCGTCAAGCATTCCATGAGCAGGATCCGGCCAAGGTTGTCGGGAACCGCTGGCCGCAGTGGTACCCGCTTGCGGTCTCCCGGGTATTCGGAGTGCGTGCGGAGTTCAATCCCTCCATCACGCGCGGCCAGGTCATCCGGCATCTGAAATTAGCCGGGGCGGCGCAGGTATGCCTGATCGCCCCCGGACATTACATCGCGCTTGTCGCCTATAACGATGAGCGTGACGAGATCATCTTCAACGACCCCTGGCCCGATCGGTTTCCTGACGGGAATGGGTTCAACCGCAGGATGAGCGCGGCGGAATGGTCGAACGTGAAGTCTTTCGCGGTGCTCTACTTCTGAGGGAGGTAGCGAATGGGTGGACTTGTGAACTTCGATCTTGGAACGATTCTTTCCGGAGCCGGCCAGCTCGCCAAGGATATCCGCGTGGCGTTCACCGGGCAGGAGCCTATCGATGCCGCCAAGGCCGCGGAGATCGCGCAGAAAGCCCAGGAGCTTGAGCTTGAGCAGGAAAAAGCGCAGAACACGCTGCTCCTGGCCCAGGCGGATATCAACAAGATCGAGGCTGCAAGCTCAGATAAGTTCGTCAGCCGCTGGCGGCCGGCCCTCGGGTGGGTGGGAGTGATCTCCCTGGCGCTGATCTACTGGCCGCGGGCCATCGTCGGCCTGGTTCTTTGGGCGCGTTCCATCCTCCTGGGCGATCCACTTACGCCCCCGCCGGATCTCGGTCTTGGGGACTTGATCGGGCTTCTGGTCCCCATGATGGGGATTGGAGGAATGCGCACGTTCGAGAAGACACGGGGCGTCGTGGACAGGCATTAGGTCATGAGGAAAGCTTCTTTCCTGGGCCGGCTGATCGCCACGATATCCATGGGGCTTGTCCTCGGGTCCGACCGGGTCCCGTATACGAGCTGCACAATCCGGGGGACCCTGGGCGGTCGTGATGGCTTCAACTTCGACACCTACCGCGCGCATCTCCGTGCAAAAAAAAACGGCGTAAAAGGATGAGATGAGAAGATGGAAGATGTGATCAAGGCTCTGCTCGCATATGGATCGGCACCGGCAATCATTTTCTTGGCCTTCCTTGTGGGGCTTCTCATCAAGCAGCTCACAGAGAATGCAAAAAAAGATGAGGGGCGGGACGCGTCCCTTCGGGAGTTCGTAGCGACTCAAGTGAAGGACCTGGAGAAACGGAGCGAAGACAGGCTGGCGGCGCAGCAGGAATCCGTTTACGATCTTGCACAGCGTCTCTCCTGCGTTGAGCGCGATTACCTGCCGCGGGACGAGCATTACCGCGATTTCTCCGGTTGGCGCGGTGAGATCCGCAGCCTGGGCAAGAAGATCGATGACTTCATCCTTATGTTCGCCGGAAAGTTCTTCAAGGGGGATGGCAAGTGAGAGAAAATGCGGTTCGCGGGAAAATCCTCGAGTTTCTCAGCTACATCTATCCGGAGGGGGCTGATGAGAGGACCATCCTTTCTGTCTTCTATCAATATCACCGCTCCCGGGATATAGACAGAGCCCTGGAATACCTCAGTGGCAAGGGCTATGTGGGAAGGAAAGACATCCCTCACCCCTATAAGCAGCAGGAGTTCGTAAAGCTCTATAAGATCACCTCTGCCGGGATTGATCTGATGGATGGCCTCACGGCGGATGCGGGGGTCGGCGCGGCCCCGGAGAAAGACTGATGGGCCGCAGATCGAAGATCGAGCTTCTGGGGCTAATAACGCGGATCACCCATCTCTATACCCAGGAACATAAGACCTATGTGGAGATAGAGAAGATCCTCCGGAGTGAAAAATACGATGTCTCCCGGGAGTCCATCCGCCGCGCGAATAAGGCCTCAAAGGAAGTTGCCCGGGAGTTCCAGGAATCCATTGCGGAGGCGAAGGTTCTCCTGGATACGGTGCGGGAGAACCCCAACACTGACGTCATTGAGGCGACTACTGCCCTCCTATCACGCCGCCTTTTCGAATACATGAAAAGCGTGGAAGAAATCTCCTTCGAAGGCACCGGAGAGCTCGCCACGGCAATCAACCGCATCGCTCAATCGCAGACGCAGATCGCCAAGCTACGCCTCAACTATCAGAAAGGGTTCGAGACCGCGCGGGGCGTCATCCTCAAGGCGCTCTCCGATGAGCTGGACGCGCATCCAGACCTTCGGGACAAGCTTTCCGCGGTGATTGCATCTATCTCTCCGCCGGAAGAGAAATGAAGAAGACCATCCTGCAGGAGATCGTCGGGGACCCGGCGGCGGCTGAAGCATCCAAGGCCGGCCGTGAGCGCATCCAGAGGGCCAAGCGCGACTTCGGTTTTTTCTGCCAGACTTATCTTTCGGACTATTTCTTCACCCCTCCCGCGGAATATCAGAGGATCCTCCATGAGGTAGCGGACACCAGGTCCCTCACCGCGCGTACCGCGGAAGCATTACGGGCGTTCGTCCTACCGAAATATCAGGATCTTCTCAAGCCTTCGAAGAGGTTGGATGGAGCATTGTTCGTGGAGCCCCGGGAGCATGGGAAGACCGTACGCTGGTGCTTTGCCTATACGCTCTGGCGCGTTCTCTCCGGCAAGACCCGCTATGCCCTGATCATCGGAGCCACGGGAACCGCGGCTTCCGAGAACCTCATCAACATACGCATCGAGCTTGAGGAGAATGAGAAGCTCATCGAAGACTTCGGCGATCAGAAAGGGGAACGCTGGTCGGATACCAGGATAGAGCTCGCCCTGGGAGCCTGCATCCAGTCCAAGGGCGCGGGCATGTCCATGCGCGGCACGCGCTTCCGCCAGTACCGACCCGACATCATCATCCTGGATGACCTCCTGAAGGACGACGCTGTCGAATCCCCAACGACCAGGGCCAAGATCCACCGCTGGCTGAAGCGCGTGGTGTTCAACCTCGGGAAGACCGCGTTCCTGGTGTGGGTCAATACGATCTTCCACTCGGACGATCCCGTCTCCCGAGTGCTCGCGGAGATCTCTGACGGCACTCTTCCCGACTGGGCCGCGGTCCGGCTTTCCTGTTGGCGGCCGAACGGGGATCCGCTATGGCCCGAGATGTGGTCCCGCGAGGACCTTGAAAAGAAGCGCATCCAGATCGGCAGCGACAACTTCTCTGCCGAGTATGAGAATGAGCCGCTTTCAGAAGAAGAGCGCATCATCAAACGTGACTGGATCGAACTCAATTGGTACGGTCCCGCGGAGATGCCGGCCATCGAGACCATGCGCCGCTTTGCCGGGGTGGACCCCTCCTCCGGGAAGCATGACCAGCAGGCGGTTGTCACCGTGGGCGTCGACAAGAAGGGGATCCTCTGGGAGCTTGATTCCTGGGGCAAGACCTGTTCGGAGCTGGAGCTTGTGAGGCAGCTCATCGAGAAGCACTTGAAGTGGAGGTACGAGCTTATCGGATGGGAGGAGACCAACTTCAGCGCGATCTATGCGAATTATGTCATCTCGCTTTGTGCCGAGCAGGGCGTCCACCTCCCCATCAGGAAGATCAAAGCATCTACGCATGCCAACGCGAACGTGATACGAGTCCGGAGCTATTCCCCTCTGGTTGAGAACGGCACGCTCCGCATCCGGCAGAAGGGAGCCGCGGAACTGATCGATCAACTCGTGGGGTTTCCCAAATTCAAGTTCGACGATCTCTGCTCGGGGCTTTGGTATGCCATCCACGTGGCCGCGCGCGGTCCCGGTGCGCCGATGGTCATCCCCTTTGACCGCTACGGGATACTTTCCCTGGCCCGCAGAACCTTGAGAGGATATAAATGAGCAAACAGCAGCCCAAAGTGGATCCCAAGCTCCTGGAGATGCGCGTCATCACGCCGCCGTCCTTCCTCCAGTTCCTATCGTACATGACAAACCCGGATGAAGTACTGCGTGATACCGGCGAGGCGATCTCCTTCTATCGGCAGATGAAGACCGATGCGCGTATCCGGAGTCTCCTCGCGGTGGCCAAGAGCGCGGTCCTGAATTACCCCGTCCAACTCGAACCGCGTTCCGCTTCCACAGCGGCCCTTTCAACAATGAAGGATGCCCTTGATTCGCTTCCTTTCTATGAGATTGAGAAGCGGCTTCTTTCAGGGCTCGAATATGGATATTCCGTGGTGGAACTCATCTGGAAGAACCTCAACGGATGGTGGATCCCTATCGATGCAGTTCTCAGGCGCCCGGAGCGGTTCGTATTCGATTCGGAAGGCAAGCTCTCATACCTTCGTCATGGCGAGCCGGTGAGCCTTGCCGATCAACCCTACAAATGGCTGATCTTCCGGCATGACAAGGATGCGGAGAATCCCTACGGCACGGCGTTGATGAAGAGCTGTTACTGGCCCTGGATGTTCAAGAAGGCAGGGGCAGAGTTCTGGTTGATGGCAACGGAGAAGTTCGCCGTGGCTTCTATCCTTGCGCTTTTCGAAAGCACGGAAGGGGAAGAGGTAACCAGGAAACGAGCCGAAGCGTTGTCCCAGATGATTTCTTCCATGCGCTCCGGATCCGGGGCCGCGGTTGCGAACATCAAGGACGCCAAAGTGATCGAGGCCTCCGGGGACGTGGGCGCCTTCAAGACCCTGGTCGACTGGTGTGATACCCAATTCTCGTATGCGATCACCTACCAGAGCCTCATGACGCAAGAGGCACAGATGGGCACCCGGTCCACGGCTCAGGTACATGAGACGGCCTTCCTCGAGGCCAGCAAGGGCCGATGCAGGGACCTGGCTCCGGTGCTCCAACGCTATGTCGACTGGATCGTTGAGCTGAACTATGGGGAGGAAGAGCCTCGGCCCTCCGCAGTTTTCGATCTTGCGGATTATGCGGGCTGGCGGGAGGTCACCGATGCGATCGACCGCGGCGTGCCGGTGTCGCAATCCGCCCTCTATTCCCGCTACGGCTTGCCCAAGCCCGCGGATGGAAAGGATACCTTCCTCAAGCCCGCGGGAATCGCGGGACCTGCGGCCTTTGCCGATGACATAAAAAAAAAGCGCTGGGCCCCAAGGCCTTTACTGATCCGATACGCCAGGAAAAACTGAAAGCAGACGAGCTCGACAACCTGGTTGATGGCTACCAGGGCGGAATTACTTCGAGGATCGCGGCGGTCATCAACCGTTGGATGAAGTCGGTGGCTCCGGAGGGGTCTGCCCCGGAGCACGATGCACTGCAAGCAGCATACCGGCCCGCGCCAGATCTAACGCTCACCGCGGATATCGAGCAGCTTCTCGCATCCTCCTATGCCCTTGGGATGGATCATGCGGTCACCCCGATCAAGGCGGCAGATGAAGTGCCGGCCATGGATTTCAAGGAAGCCGTGGCCGCCATCAAATCCCGGGTGCCTCTCACCAAGGCCGATTGGTCGGCTTTGGAACCAAAGCTCCGCTTTCGGGCCTTCACGGTGGCGCGACTCTCGGAGCTGGATGCAATCGAGAAGGTCCGCCGATCGGTAATCTCCGTACTCGATGAGGGCAAGCCCTTCTCCGAGTTCTGGACGGAGGCGAATGCACTGCAGACGGCGGGCTTCTCCCCGGGCTCGCCCTGGTATTGGGAGACGGTGTTCCGCACCAATGTGCAGACCGCATACAACACCGGCCGGGCAGCCGAGTTCTCCCGGGTGCAGCCGGAATACTTGGAGTTCGTGGGGATCGAGGATGAACGGCAGACCTGGATCTGCGCCAAACGGTCGGGAGTCATTCGGCCCGCCTCGGATCCCTGGTGGCAGCAGAACTGGCCGCCGCTGCATTTCAATTGCCGTTCCACGGTCCGCGGTGTTTTCCAGGAGGAAGTGGATATCATGCGGGAGCAGAACCCGGGCTGGGGCATCACTCCGGATTCCGCGCTTGACCCCCGGCAAGCACGCGTTCAACCGGGCTTCGGACAGAACCCCCTCTCCACGGAAAGCTTCTGGAAGCTGACCCCGCAGATGCTCGAGCGCGCGGAAAGCTATGGGATAGCCGACGAGCTTCGCGCATTCGCCAAGGAGCTCGGGTTTGAAGATCCGATTCTCGGCTCAAGGCTTTACTCAAAGGTACCGGCCGGAGCGGAACCAGGTATTTATACGCGCGAGATCACTGATCCGTCGGGCGGCTACGTCGACGTGGGCTCGTATCATAATAAGAAGGAGATGCCGCAGAATATCGCGATCGGAAAAGAATATGCACGCCGTGGCAAAAAGGTTGTTCTTCTCTCGGTAGACAATGTTTCAAAAAGCGCGGATGCGCTCGTTGATGGAAAGCCCATTGAGTTTAAGACAGTAAAATCTCCATCCGCCATTGATGAGGCATTACGATCAGGCAAAAAGCAGGCTGACTGGGTTACTATCGATATCGGATTTGAAGGGAATCGTGGAGAATTGAAGAGGGCGATCAAGGATCGCGTCAACCGTTCCGCGAACCTTCGTGGTGTATCGCTATTGATTGGCGGTCGGCTTGTTGAGCTGTCCAGAGACATGATCCTTTTGGATGATTTCGGGGGGCTTTAAAATACAAGAAGCGCCTTCATCGGGCGCTTCAGGTGGGGTTAGTGGTTATCAGGCCTTACGGCTTTTGTATCCCACAATCCAAGAAAAACTATACTTCAAGGGCATGGAATTGTCAATCCCTTGAAAATTCGAAGGCCATTCGAAGACCCCTGTTTCGGAGGGATTATTTTCGGGTCATTTCTGGAGCCTCTTTTGAGCGTAGAGGGCCGTGGTTGAATCGGGATTTGCCAATGGTCATTTTGTACTCCGAAAAAATTCGAAACAAATTTAATCACGGTCTTGCGCAAATGGTGGCAATCTACGGAGGGGGCACAGCCTCAAATTCCCCACGGATGGGGTTGAAACGGTCCTGGAACGCCATTTTCAGCCTTTTCCAGGTTTTCTCCCCAAATTTGAGAGTAAAAGAGCCCCCTGGAAGGTGGGTAGGGACCCTCCCCGCCGCCTCATCCGGAGCCTTTTGACAATCTGATCCGATTTAGAGCAGCCCTTTGGAAATCCAGCCAATATCAGAGGCCATGAAGACCGTGAAGCGTGAGCTGGCGCATGTCGGTATGTTCGGTGCCGACGGGACGACTATCACCAGGCAGCACCTGGTCGACTGTAAGGAAACGTTCGACGGAAAGTGCCCGGTTACCCTGGGACACCGCCTGGCGGACTGGATGCCGCGGTTCGGAAACGTAAAGACCGTGGAGCTCGCGAAAGGCGGTGACAGCCTTGTCGGCGATGTGGAGGAGCACGACCTTTTGGCCGAAGCGAAGGCGGCGGGTTTCTATGCCGACTGTTCGGTCCAGATCCAGCGTCGGGCGGTAGACGGCAAGCATTACCTCCATCACCTTGCATACCTTGGCGCCGTGCCTCCGAAGATCCGTGATCTTCAAGTGTTCGCCGATATCGGCGTGGTCTACTGCGGTGATACGGAAGGCGCCACGGAGTTCACGGAGAAAAAGCCTGATACGGTCCCGGCCGCTGGCGGCGGGCAACCGGCAACCACCGGAAGTCCTGTTGGACAACCGCCCGCGCCGGGTGTTCCGGCACAACCCGCGGCAGGAGCCGCGAATCAAAGCCACAAGGAGGAAGACGTGGAATTGAAACAGGAAAACGAGCAGCTGAAAAAGCAGCTCGCGGATTCCAATGCGGCGCGCGTGGCGACCGCGAAGGATGGTCTGAAGAAGGCCATGGAGGGCCGGATCCCCAAAGGGAAGCAGGGCCTGGTGCTCGCCCTTGCCGACACCCTCGACCCGGAGAGCTCCATCGAGCTTGCCGACGAGGAAGGCAAGAAGGAGAAAGTCTCCGGCCTGGAGATCCTCCGGCGTGTGCTGGAGGTGATCCCCCTGCAGGTGAAGGAAGGAAAGGCGGACCTCGGGGATCCCGAGAAGCCCGAAAAGCCCGTGGACATGACCAAGCTCATGTCTCACGTATAAGGAGGCGTCATGGACGCAAAAATAGGGCATATCGCGGTCAATACCTCGAGTGTCATCAACCAGCTTCATCCCCCGATCGTTCAGGTGATGGAAGCTCTTGCCGACAACGGCACCCTTGCCGAAGGGCTCCTTGTGGCGAAGGACACCGACGGCATGTTGATCGCCCATGAGGCGGTGACCGGCGTGAACATGACCGGGGACATCAACGGTACCAACAAGACCTATACCGCCACCCTGGCCCCGGCGCCAGTGCTGCGGGGAACGGTTGTTGTGGATAACAACAATACCTCCGCCCAGCAGCTCAAGGATGACGGCAACGGCAACATGGTCGGAGACGGAACGGGTCTCATCAATTATGAGACCGGTGAGATCTCCGTCACATTCACCACGGCGCCCGCATCAGGCAAGACCGTGAAGGTGGGCCACAAGACCAGGCCGCTTGGCGTGCTGGTCTCCGAGATCGATACCGCGGATGATGACGCGGCTCCCGTTATCCGCCACGGATGCGTCGCATTGGCGGCGCTTCTCACCGGAGCGGATGCCCCGGATGACGAGGATATTGCCGCCCTGGCCGCCATCGGCATCTTCGCGCTGTAGCGCGGAAAGGAGTAAATCGTGACCTTGGATCTTCGCAAGTTCTTCACCCGCGAGGCCATCGTGTCTTCGCTTGCTTCCCTGCCGGAGCTGCAGAGCCCCGTCATGGATCTCATGTATCCGCCTTCCGCGCGGATCGCACATCCCTTCCCCGTCATCGGCTACCAGGACCTGGGGCTTCCCCAGGGGAATATCCCGGTGGTAAGGCGCGGCGCGGCCTCCTACGCGCTCAGGCCGGCGGCTGGAGGCATCGATATCATCGAGCCTCAGCCGGTGAACCCCAGCATCTTCATCGATGCGGCCATGATGAACAACCTTGCCATGCTGCAGCCCGCGGGCCAACAGCAGCTCGTCAACAACAAGATCGACGTGCTGCGCCGCGCCTGCCGGATGACAGCGGAGGCCCTGGCGGCGCAGTCGGTGACCGGGAAGATCGAGTACCCGATGTCCACGGAGGGTCCGGGCTTCCTCGATTACACGGTGGACTGGGGAACGCCGGATACCGTGACCATCGCCGACAAATGGGATGGCCAGAACATCACGATCGCCAAGATCATCGCCGGTATCGGACTCATCATGGGCAAGATGAAGAAGAACGGCTACGGCTCCCAGATTGAGTTCTGGGTCGGGCTGGATGTCTTCGCCGCTCTCATCGAGGAGATCGGAGGGCTGAATAACTCGGCTCTTGCTATCTTTGGGCCCGATTCGATCACCCTGGCCGGGGGATTGAAGTTCAGGCTCATGCCGGCGAGCTACACGGATCTTGCCACGGGCAGCGCCGTAAGCACGATCCCGGCCAAGTATGTGGTCGCCATCGATCTCGCGGCGGGCCACAAGCTCTTCTACGCGGCCCTGGACGACCTGGATGCCAATCTCCAGGCCCTGCCCTTCTTCGCCAAGCCGATCAAGACCGACGACCCCTCCGGCTATAAGATCATCGGGGCATCCAAACCCCTCCCGGTCCCCAACGTGCGGGCCATCGTCAAGGCATCAGTGCTGACCTGAGCGAAAAAGCGGGGAATCATGGCGCCCAATACCGACTTCGATGATTTGGTTGAATCCCGAGAGCGTGAGACGGCTTCCACCGCCTCACGCTCATCCTCATACCGGGTGACCGGCTCCGCGATCACCGCGGATGAGGTAAAGGCCCGTCTTGCGGAGGCCCTCTATACACAGCTCGAAGACGGCTCGGCTGCCAACGTGATCCGCGCCTCCGAACGCGCCGTGATTCATGTGGGCGCCATCGCCGCGCGGCTCGGAAAGATCCTTAACCTTGACGATACCGTGGAACGTGAGATCGTCCTTAACTTCACGATCTATGAGCTCCACATGGCCCTGGGCCACGAGGAGGCCGGCAAAGAATACCGATTGAAGGCCAAGGATCTAATCATCGCAGCCTGGGGCGGGTATCCCGAAGCGGACAAGGAGACCGGCGCGTCGGTTCCGCTCGGGGCAGTCACTACCGAGAAAAGGAAACCCTACCCGTGATGGTAGAGACACTGGATGCACTGGGCCGCCGCATGAAGGATCCCTACCTGCTTTCAATCCTTGGCGCGATCGCGGCCTCACAAGTACAGAAGAATATCATCAAGGGCCCCTGGGCCCCGAATGCTCCGCTCACGCGGGAGGTGAAAGGGAGCAGCCTGCCCCTACGGGACCGCGGCCAGCTCCTGGCCTCGATCACATCCGGTACCGAGAATGATAAGGCCGTGGTGGGCACCAACCACCCGGCAGCGCGGATCCTCCATTACGGCGGGACAATAGTTCCGAAAAACACTCAGTTTCTTGCGGTGCCCACCGGGGACGCTCGGGCGTTCATGAGGATATACGGCGCAACTCCCCGAGCGTGCATCGAGAACATGGAGGCCGCCGGCTATAGTTTCTTCTACGGCGGGCCGGTGCTTTGCGCCAGGCTCGGCAAGGGCCGGATCCACGCCCTCTTCATCATGAAGAAAAGCGTGACGATCCCCGCGCGGCCTTACATGACGCTTCCTCCGGAATCGGTGAAGGTCTTGGAGCTCGCGGCGGCAAGAAGGATCTGGGGATGATGCCGGAAGAGGCGCCGGAGCTTTTCAGGGTTCAGATCGCCGAACGGACCGGGTTGAAAACCGTCATCCTGCCGGTGCCGCTTGAGGAAGCGGGGCCGGTGGTGAAGATCGCCGTACGGAAAGTGCTCAATCGCGTGGCAACCTATGGAGACCGCAAGGGCCAGGCCACGGCGATCCGCATGGCGATATCGCTCGATGCGAAGGTGGAAAGCCTTACCGGGTTGAGGGCGGCGATAACAGCGTGCAATACGCTGTCACGCTACCTTGTACCCGGGCTGCGGCTCGAGCGCAAGAATGGTGATGGGGATCTGGAAGGGATTCCCGGTACGAGATTCGAAGTGCAGGTAAACGAGGATGATTCGATCCTCGAGGACCCGGAAGTGGGAAAGGTGGCCTGGGTGAGGGACCAATATATCATCACCCTGCAACTGCCTCCCGAATGATCCAGTGAAAGGAGAATCCATGGCGAACAAGAAGCTCTTGAATGCGCCCGACCTGGTCACCAGACAGTTTTACGGCAAGGTGGGCGGGAAAAAAGTCCTTGTCGCGATCGAGCGCTCGAGCAAATCCCTCGGGCTGACCGAGCGGGAGGAAGTGACCCGCACCGCCGCGACGTCCGCCGGCCAGGCGGCACAGCCGGATGCCGGCAGGAAGAAAGGAGAAAAGAATGGATGATGGACTTCGTCTCATAGGCGACGATGCAACCCTTGAAACCGTCGCGTTCGGAACGGAAAAAGAAGGAGACGCCGATAAGACATTTGATGAGCTCGCAGGAGGAGAGATCGCGTCCGGAGCGGGAGAAGGATTCTGGCTTATCACCGCAAAGGCTGCGACGGCAAGCATCTTCGGGGCCCTCGTGGTCGGAGATCTCTTCCCGGCCGAGGGCGACGAGGTACCTATCGTCGGGGATAAGGCGAAGTTCCTTACCTGCACGGCATTCGCTGACTGCTCGGGGTGGAGCGGCAATTTCTCCGCAAAGGAGGTGCAGACTTCGGTCTTGAGCGACAAGGCGGAGAAATACCGCAAAGGCAAGGCCGACTTTGACGGAGAGATGAAGGGCGTCTTCACTCTCGGACAGACCGATGCCTCCGGCGGCCTCCTCAACCAGTTCCTCCGCATCGTTCACAAGTCCTCAACGGGGACCATCACGGTGAGCGAGATCAATTCCGCGCCCGTATTCATCCGGGGTGTGGTGCGGAATGCCCAGCTCAGTGGGGAAACCTTCGCCTTCATGTTCGCCCAGATCGAGCTTTTCGGGATCAAGCTCGGCGCCGATATGGGAAACAAACAGGAGTATTCCTCAAAGTTCCGTCTCACCGGCGTTGACCCCTGTTTCTATGAAAGAGTTCTTGTCTGAAAAAGATCTAGCCTTAGTAAGCGTTTCGCGAAATTACAAAGTGAAGGCCCCGGTGACTCCTCCCGGGGCCTTCACTTTTCTGAAAGAGAAGCTGATCCGATTTAGAGCATTCAAGCCATCTTGTGCATAATCTGTCGGAAGGCGTATCTCAAGATCACCCACAGGAGGATACTATCATGGAATTGGTACTGTCATCGGAGCTGACCTATGTTCCCAAGTTCGGCGGGAACCGGAAAATGCCCGCGGCCGAGCAGATTGTGGCCATATACAGGGCGCCCACGATGTCGATGAAAAAGAGGCTTCTTCCCCGGCCCAATTTCACCTTCAACTATGACTCCGCAGGGAACGTGAAAGGCGGGGAGGTTTCCATCGGCCTGGATTCCAAGCCCCTTATCGACGGCATGCTCATCAGGCTCACGAATGCCAGGTGGAAGGATGGGGATGAAGTCCATGAGATCACCGATGCAAAGAGCCTGTACGAAGCTCCCGTACAATTCGATGAGCTTGTGGAAGAGCTCGCCGATCACTTCCGGGCCGAGCTGGACAAGAAATATAAAGAAAAAAACTGAGGATCGCTTACCGGCTATTCCGTGACGGTAAGCATAACCAGAGGATCCGCAAGGGACGCGAGCATGTCCTTATTCCGACCGGCATCAGGGATGATAATGGCAAGGCGATCTTCGTCGAGAATGCCCGGATCCATGATTACATCAATGATGAGTTCTGGCGCGCATTCGAGATCTACGCCATGACGGAAATCCTGGGGGTCCCTCCTTTCTCCGGTGGTTGGGCAGAGCAGCCGGAAGCCCTGATGCTTGCCATCGCTGCCTTGAAAAGCGAGGCGCGGGCCATGGAATCCGAGGCAATAAGGAATGCCGGTAAGAAATGACCACTGAAAAACTCCGCCTCGAGATCGAGGTTGCTGTAAAAGAAGCCCTTGTGAGTCTCAAGGCTATGTCTGCGGAATACAATCACCTGGCCGCGGAAGCCAAGCGCGCTGTCCCGACTACGTATGAGGTCAAGGCCGCCATGGCCGGCCTCGAGCATGACCTCAAGACCAGCGCCCAGGCCGCCAAGATCATGGGCGATGAGATGGGAGGGCTCAAGGAACAACAGGCGCGCCTCAAGACCGGCATCACCGATCTTCTCAGCCGCGGGCTTACCCCAGAGTCCACGGAGATCCAGAAGCTCAAGTCCCAATATGATGAGACAACCGACGCCATCAAGCGCCACGGCGGCGGGGTGGATGATCTCAAATCAAAGCTTGCATCGCTTGTAGAAACCGCGGCATTGATGGCCATGGCGAAGAAGGCTTTTGACTTCATCGGCGGATCGGTGACTCAATTCGCGGACGCGGAGGCCTCTGCGCAACGGCTTGACCTCGCGCTGCAGATGCATGGGATGGAATCTTCCGGGCCTCGGCTCAAGGCGTACGCCTCCCAGCTTCAGGATATCGCCGGCATCGATGCGGACCTGGTTATACAGCTCGAAGCGGAGCTCGTGGCCCAGGGTAAGAGCCGGGAGGAAATCGAGAAGACCATCAAGGCCGCGGCCGGACTCGCCGCGGTTACCGGAGATGATCTTAATTCCGCCGTTGCGCAGCTCGACATGACCTATTCCGGCGTCGCCAGTCGGGGCTTAGCTCGGTATATCCCTGAGCTGAAGACCCTCACGGAAGAGCAGCTCAGGAACGGAGCTGCCATCGATATTATCGCCAATAAATATGGCGATTTTATAGGCAAGACGGGCTCAACCCAAATAGCTCTCTCGAGAATGAGGGCGGACCTGGGGGATGCGCGGGAAACTTTCGGTTCACTTTTTGCTCCCGCGGTGAGCAGCGCGGCCACCATACTGTCCGGGTTTGCCAAGGCCGTGGCCAACGCAGGTGTAGTCGGGAAAGCAATGGCCACCATCATAACAAGCGTACTATTGGGTGCGCTTGCCGCCTTGCTTGCAAAATCCATTGTTCTTACTGTCGCCAAGCTCGGGCTCCTGGGAGCCCAGATGTCTGTCAACCTGGCTATGGCCGCCGCCAACCCTCTGATCTGGGCGGGGATTGCCGCGGTGACGGCCGCAATCATTGCCGTAGGGGTTTTTGTCGCCAAGAAACAGGCGGAGGCGAGGGCTATTCGGGATTCGGCAGCAGATTCAAATGCCGCGGCGGCCGCTTATGACCGGATGGCCTCCGCGGCCGATCGCGCCGCTCTTGCGAAAGCAAGATTATCCCAAACCTCCCTCGAGAAAAAAATAGAAGATCTGAATGAAAGTTCAGTGAAAAACAGGATAGCAATGGGAAGTGATAAAGAAATCCAAGCTCAAATTGATAGATTGAAAGGGCAAAGGCTACTAATCGGGAATTTGAGCGATAGCGTAATAAGCAGATATGAGGATGAACTCGACCGCAGGCATAAGGCGAGAGCCGATGCCGATGCCAAAGCCATTGAAGATAATTTTCAAAGAGAAATAGACGCCAGTAAAAAGGCGGGAGAGTTCCGTATAAGCTGGCAAGAGCAGTATCAGAAGTACTTGGCTGAAAATAGCGGCGATCCGTTCGCGGAGATTGAGCGCGAACGGTTGAAGGCCGTGCAGGATGCAGTGAACGCCATCGGCTGGGAGCAGACCACGCTTGCCCAGATTAATGCGGTCTATGCCGCCAAGCGGAAAACCATCCAGCTCGACCTGGACCGGAATGAGCGCGAGCAGCTTGCCAAGCTCACCGAATCAAAGCTCGACGATCTCGAGCTTGAGAAAGTGAAATCCATTGCGTTCTTCCGGGAAGGGAGCGCCGCGCGCCTCGCGATAGAAGCTGACTTCGACAAGCGCATGGCCGCAATACGTATCCAGGAAGCTTTTGATGCCGCCAACAAGGAAAGGGCTTTCTATGCCAAGCTCTCCGAATCCAAGCTCGATGATCTTGAGCTCGAGCGGGATCGCGAGCTCGCACTTTTCACGGGAACAGAAGAAGCGAAGGCGGCTATCGCAAGATATTACGCCCGGAAGATTGCAGACGCTCAGATCGAGGAGCAGAAACGCGTATTCCAGGAAGCCTTAAAACTTGCCGCTCAACAGAAGGATTGGGGCAAATACACAAGCCTCGAGTTCCAGAACCAGGCGCAAGGCACCGACGTCGGCAAGATGATGGGGTTTGCAGGCAGCCCCGCGATGGATCCCAGGAGCATGATCATTTCGGATCTTGCCCAGATGGCCCTCTCAATAAAGAACGTGAACGCGGTTTTGAATCCTTTTCAAACAATCTTTGAGGGAATGAAAAGGGTAATTGAACCGCTGCTCAATAAGGATCTTCAGGGCATGGTCGATGCGCTCATGGAGATCGGGATCGCTCTGGGCGAAAGCGTTTCTCCCTTCCTTTCCATCCTCGGCATAATGTTCCAGATCGCGGCGGGGATCCTCAAGGTAACCGTTATTCCCGTCATGCAGCTCTTGGGAGCTGCCATGATGTGGCTCAACAACAATGTGATCGTACCATTCGGCAATGTCGTCATCGATATCATCAACGGCGTGATCTGGGCAATCAACCAGGCGCTGGGGTGGCTGGGAGTGAATATCGCGGAGCTCCAGCATCTTGCCGTGGTGCAACAACAAACCGTGGCCGACATGAGCGATCAAATAGCGGATGTGGATAAGGCCCTCGAAGTCCTCCGGCAGGTCTTCGAAGATAAGCGGAAAGCAATTGAGGATGCCTATGAAAAGAATATACAATCGTTGCGTAAGCTCCTTGGAATAGGCGCCATAAGTGAAAGCGCATACGACATAATGGCCGCCGCTTATAATCAGAAACGCGGTCAGGACCTGGCCGGTCTCCAGGCCGCAGAAGATGCCGCGGTCAAGGAATTGGAAGGAATCAAGAAGCAGCTCCAGGACGGGATTGTCATTCCGAATCTCCCTGTATTGCTCCGGGGTGTTATCGATGGTTTTATAAGCGCGGCTAATGCCATAATCGCAGGTACGACTACACCAACTACTCCAACTACTCCGACTACCCCGACTACCCCGACTACTCCGCAGCCCGAGCCCCAGCCAATCCCAGAAGTACCCCCTGTATCCTGGCCCCAGCCAACCACTCCAGGCGGACAAATACCCAGAAACATATACGCCGAAGGAGCAATTGAGATCCCTTATGATCAGCCTGCAATCGTCCACCAGGGTGAAACGATTATTCCCAGGTCTTTCGCCGAAGGCTTGCGTTCGGGAGAGATCGTGCTCGGCCAAGGCAGCAGTAGCTTGAATCAAACTACGATCCAGTTAACCGTCAATGGGAGCGTCCTAACAGAGGATGATCTGCTCAATGTCTTCGCCAAGGGGATCGCGAAAATGAAACGACTGGGCAGGCTTCCGGCGGAGGCCCTCCGATGAGCTATACTTGCACGATTGATTTTGGAGACGGTCAGGGACCTTGGGACATTTCCGTTCTCTTGAGGGCCTGCCCACGGAAAGAGCTCGCCTGCTCAGAAGATTATCATCATGCGGTCAGCTCCTGCAGTTTGACTTTTCTTTATAACTGGACGCTCATGGATCAAATCGCCGGTTCCAGGGGCGAAATAATCATTACAATACTCGATGGCGACGAACCGTATTTTAAAGGCTTATTGTTCCCATCTGAAAAATTATCGAGCCAAGGCGCCTCTGTTTCAGGCGCCGCGAATGTAGGCGATATTGAGCTCGAGGTATTGGATTTCACGTCCAGGCTGTCCCGCAAGATCGCCCCCGATGACGAGATCGCCTGGGAAAATCAGACCGTTTGTGATCCGATTAATACGGGCAATTCTTTGGTTCACCGTTTGCTCGCTCTTTGCGGGATTACCGGTGACCAGATTTCAATAAATGAAGTAATCGATACTTCCCTTGCAGCATTCTCTGTGGATTCGGGGACGGTTGGAGAGGTTCTCGACATATTACTGCATGAATATGGATATGTGTATCGTTTCAACAGATCCGGCCAGCTCGTCATCATCCCCTATATCATAGATTCCCCCTCAGCTTCGGTTTCTTTTGACGAATCGAACATCATAGCCCCCCTGACTTCGGAAAGAATCGAATGGGAGTATGACGGCGCAGAAACGATCTGGTATGCCCTCAAATCGAAAGAACAGTGCCTGGTTTATATGGCGGATCTTCCCTTCGGAGAGGACAACCGACGCTCCGGTTGGCCTATCCAGCCGGGTTATCTTTGGCCGGAAGAAGCCAATGTTCAAGAGACCTGGTGGGAATATCAGGACATGGCGCTCGCCAACCGGCTCGATGGTCAACGCGTAGTCAAGGATGAGGATTTCACTCAACTGGTTCTGACGAAGAATCATACGATCTCGGAAAACTTCGAAACCGGGATCTCCCGCCATCTGACGGTGTTTCAGAATAAGCGGGCGCGCATTGAGTATATATGTGACACCGAAGAATCAAAGCTGATCTATTATTGCGATATCCTCGCGGACGTGATCTATCGGGGAGCAAAGATCATCGCGAAAAAAACAACAATAGAGAATCCTGAAAAAATAGAACCCTATGAATCGCGATTCATTCACAATGTGACGGCGGCCAAACGGTATTGCTGCGCCAGGGCGGCGCGTTCTTATTCATCGGCCTGGCGTTTCATCTTTCAGAGTGAGGAAGAATATGAACCGGGCGCGATAGGGTCTCTTGTGGATCCGTATTCCGGTCTTGATACTACCGTGATTGTGACGGAAGTAGGATTCAATCCGGAAACGGGGATCTATTCATATAAAGGTTTAAGTATAACCGAAGTCAATTTCGACAATGTCATATCGCATACAACCCTTTCAGTCAATCCATTGAAGTATTATGAGGATCCCAGGATTCAAGTGCAGGCGGCGATAGGGACAACAGAGGACACTCTCGGATTAACTTGGGATCTCCCATATTCTGACGGGGTAGTGGCAGCCTCTGTAAGCGATGGTGTATATCTCGACAGCGGCCTATGCTTCATGACAAGCGAAGAACTGTATTTCTATAAGTCGACGAACTATGGCGCAGCCTGGGAGAAGAAGGCCGTCACATTCTCAACGGATCGGATTGCCTATCTTGGCGGCGGCGTACTAGTCGCCAGCAATTATACCCATGATGAGATCTGGCGATCTACGGATCGTGGCGACACATGGGCCAAGACCCAAACCCTTGGGGATGGCGTGTTTTGCGTCACGGCCTTCGAAGATCTCGGAGGAGGACGAGCGCTTGCCGGGACCCAGAATACAGCGCCCGATCATGAGGCCGCTATCTGGCTGACGACGGATTATGGAGAGACTTGGGCCGAGGTTGATTCATTTACAAATGGCACCACGGATGAACAGTGGATTACGGAAATCAAACTTGTCGGGACGAATAAAATCATTGCCATCACCAATCGGGGTGCCATCCTCCGATCCACTGACAACGGCGCAACTTGGACGGAAGTGGAAGATTACGATAACTCGTTATGTTCCATTGATTGCGACGCAACCGGAACTGTACTTATTGGAGGGTCGGGAGGTTACGCCTATCAGTCAACAGACTACGGTGCAGGATGGACGAGTCTTGGCCCTGTCACGACAGAATCGGCGATCTCGGCGATCGTATTCATTAGTGGCAGCACATGGTTCGGTGGAACAACGCCAAGCGGGAAGATACTTAAAACCGCCGACGACGGCGTGACATGGGAAGAGATTGATGATCTATCCCCTCCACTGGCATCTGGAGATGAATGGGTACGGTGTTTTTGCTTGATAGGATCGGGCATTCTCCTCGCGGGTTTCACTCCACATGGATGCATTTTCCGCTCGACAGGCACCGGGATTGTTTATGGCTTGGGCGATGAGTTCGAACTTGAAGGGAACGTTCTGCGGATTGCGCCCGGGGGTGTAGTCGCGCAATCAAAAATCACCGGGCTCCCAACGGCTTTGGCATTAAGAGCCCTATCATCCGTGACTCTCACGGCCGGAAATGGGCTGACCGGCGGCGGCGACCTCTCGGCGAACCGCTCCTTCGCCGTGGCCGGGGATTTGGCGACCATGTACGCCTTAGAGCCAAACGAGGGATGGCTGCACGACGACGGGGAGGGCGTCTTGGCGTGGTCCACGCCGACCTACTCCGATGTTGGCGCGGCGGCCTCTGGTCATGATCATTCAGGCGTGTATCTGCCTATCGCGGGAAAGGCCGCGGACGCTGACCAGCTGGATGGTCACGGCAGCACCTATTATGCAGTGGCCGGGGCTGCCCCCACGGCACATGTCCTGGTATCGGCTTCCCACACGGCCTCAGGGCTCACCACGGGGCACTTCCTTAAGGCTACCGGGGCGACGACGTTCGGGTTCACGGCGCATGGGCTGACGTATTCC